GAGACTTGATCGTTTATATAAGTAGAAGAATTTAAAGGTTGAGACCATGAAAGCGCACCGCTACCACTAATGTTTCCATTTAAGTCAGTACCTGATTGCTGTGGGTTAGTCGTAGTGCTTCCAGTTAGCGAACTATTCCAAGATAAAACATTACCTTCAATGTCAGTTGCTGCTTGCCAATTACTAGCTGAATTAGGCCTATATTCTACTGCCCATGAAAAACCACATGAAGTCCATTGATTAAAACCGCTAGTCCTAAAACCACTTAAATCTATTTCAAATTTTATATATCCTGTACCTTGAGTTAAAGGACCTTCAAAAGTTCCACTACCACTAGGTTGCTGAAGTATAAGTGTGTTTACCGTAGAGCCACCATAACTATAGCTTCCACATGAATTATTATTAAAAGAGTCGTTTAATGTTGCGGTACCTGGAATAAATCCTGGGTCTGGATATGTGAATTTGAAAGAAGTGTTTGGTGCTCCACCAGAACTTGACGGTATTTGGTTATAAGCATTTGTGGTACTATTGTGTAGATTAAATATATAAGCGCTGTCAGTAAACAAAGGCTCGTCTATTATGTTATTATTAAAAGAACCATTTGCTGTTGCAACACCTATTATTATAGATATCTGAATTTGTTGAAAAGTCCCATATGCGGATACTCGTATCTTCAAATCGTATTGACCTACTGCTGTACCAGGAGAGGTTTCCGTAATCACGCCTGTTACTGCGTCTATTTGAAAAGCTGTAGAAGGAAGACCAGCTTGTGTTTGCACTGGTATACTCCATAATAAACTAGATTGATTAAGACTTGGTATATTTAAAATACTACCACGATTACCACCGTTCATAGCATATAACTTTAAAGGTATACCAGTATAACCGTATTGAATAACAACTTGACCAGGAGGACCACCTGCTGAAAAAGGCTCTTGACCGTAGTCAGTAGGAACGTTTGATTGTGTTCCCCATTGTATATTAACAAATCCAGGTGTAGTTATTAACGTCTCACCACCAATTTGAACAGTAGGAACATCATCTAATTCAGTACCGTCAAGCGTGCTTGTCAATGTAAATGACTTTACAGGTATTGAAGGTAGTGTAGGGTTATCCTCGTCTATAACGTTTATAACTAAAGTAAATTCAGTAGCTGGTATATTAGAACTATCAAATATTCTCCATTCTTTATTGACTAATATAAACGTATCGTGAGCGTAAACCGTTGTTGGGTTACCTTCAAAGTCCTCGTAATTACCTACTCCAACAGGTGTAGAACCAGTTCCTTTTATTCTTAATATATCAAAATCACTTGTCACATCCGTTAGCGTTCCATCTGTAACGGTAAAGGGGGTTGTTGTATCTAATGCTACGTTTTGAATTGGATTATTAACAACATCATCAAACCAAAAAGGCCCCATTACAACAGATCTATATCTACCGTATTCAGCGTTATCAGGTCCTATAACTGGAGTAGTCGGTGCCGGTCCTGGCTCTGGAGAATTAAAAGTTGTTTCTACCCAAGGACTAGACGATGGGGTTTGAATATTAAAATACTCGTTTAAATACCAATTGTCATTTATTATTCCAGATATCGTTTGACCACCAGTAGCCTCCACTTGCTCATTTAAGTCTTTTACAGTACCAGTGGTACTAGTCTCCCAATATATATCAAGTCTAGATTCTACAGGTTCAGTTTCATACACAGCTAAGTTAAATATTGAGTATGGTGGTACACCTACTGTATCGACTATTTGACCTATATCTGCATTCGTACTAATCCTAGCTATTAAAGGATTTGATTCTGCTTCGTAAAAAGCTAAACTGTAATCATTTGGAAAAGGAGTAACCGCTTGGTCTATATTAAATAAGCCAAACTCATCTTGTATAGTAGATACTGTATCTGAAAATCTAGAAGGATAATACTGCTGATTAACAACACCAAAATCTGTACTTGGAAATGGGTTGCTTGGTCGTGTAGCGGTATTCTCTACTCTACCAAACAACTGAACAGAACTTCTAAACTGCTTTTGATCAGGACCTACTTCACTTAAATCTCTAGGTACCTTGTTTATATTGTCATTAAACAAAACAGTATGTGACGTTAAACCTAACTCTAGAGTAGGGTCTTCTGGATAAGAAGCTAATATTCCTGGTAAATATACATTGTAATAATCTTGCTCTTGTTGCTTAACTACTATCTTCCAAGTGTTAAAACCAAGAGGATTATAAAGAGGATCTGAGGGATCACCATTGTAAGTACCTGGGTATAAGGTGCTTGACACTGGGGTTTCACTAATAGTATCGTTAACCTGAACCAATAACGTGTCGCCAGGCCACAGACCTATGTTTACAGTATTGTCATTGTAAGGCGAATAAACAGTAGATAGCTTACCAGCTGTACTAGCAGATAAATCACCTGTGTTTGATAAAAGCGTAGATGTTGTTCTACCGAATCTGTCTGAGAATACAAAACCCGCTTGGTAGTTTCTGTTTTGCTTTAGAGTACTACTAGGATATTCAACAACACTTGTACTCCAAGAAACAGGTGTAATCGAAGTTGTTATATCAAACGGTTGTTTTGGTCCAGTACCTACGTTGTAGTTTAAGTTAGAAGGAGGAGTGTGTCTTGTTTGGAAGTTACCATATACAACTCTGTTACTTATTACTTCTTGACTAAGAGCTTTAACAGGTACTTTATCATAAACTCTAGTTAATTGACTTTCTGGTAAAGTTCTAAATGGTTTAGTACCTGAGTAAGTGTATGTATATACTCTGTTAGTTGGATCTGAGGAATCAAATTGATTTGCTATGTCACTAGCTAGCACGGTATCAACAACCAGCACAGCCGCGCCATCAGATTCTTTAAATAATATTTCTATCTCTGTTATTTTAAATCTGCCACAAACGTTGAATAAATTTGTTGTTCCATAGCTAGGATCTAAAACTTCTGGCAACTCAATAAGTAGATTTATTTCGTTTACTTTGTTTTCCATAAAAGACACAATAGTACTTCTATAAGCGGCAGACATGTCGTTATCATCATTGTCTGTTCCAGAAGGTTGGAAAAGAAAATAACCATCTTGCTGAGGTATAAAACATTCTTGCGTAAACGGAGCAAAAACAGAATACTCACCATCATCAAACTTGAATCTATAGCTAAATCTAACAAACTTGTCTTCTAAATAATCTGGATCTCCTTGATAAGTAGAATCTAAGTATGGGTTAGGTGTGGTACCGTCTGGTAAAAACTCACTAACAACATCTTTCATTGTTGTTTCATAACTACCTGGTGCCGCAGTACTCTCTTGCCAAAGAACAGGCGCCGTGTATGGCATATATTTAGCAACGCTTATGGTATCTTCCATAGCGTAATAATCTTGACCTAATGAAAGAGGAGGTAGTATATTTGCTAGCTCTACATTTATTTTTCTAGGTTGATTTCTGTTATCTGTCCAGAATAATAAGTTTTCAAGTAGATTAACTCCATATATAGGGTATAATGTTGAGAAGTTTAAAAACGCGCCTCTAACTAATATTTCATTTTGTGTTATAGTACCTTGAGATACAATAGATCTAACTATGTAGTTTGAAGCAAGTGGATCATACGCTTCTTGAGTGTTGTTTGTTAAAAAGAAATAAAAACAAGAGTTGACTTCTGACACCAAGTAACCAATACATGAAATATCTCCATCGCCAGTTAAAGTTTTAAAATTTATAAAAAGATCATTACCTAGAACATTTTCTAACGCGCCTACATCTTCTGACTCTGATTTACTGACCTGGATATTTAATGCATCTCTATACTCACCTTGAGGCAACAAGCGATCGTCAAGATCCTTGTTCATTTTAGATTTTATAAAAAGATTTTTAAAAATTGCCATACTATTCTAGTGTTTAATCCATTTAGATTTACCTCTCATAACTTGAACTATTTCATCAAGCTTAATATTAGATAATCTTATTTTAGTATTTCTTAGTTTAGAGCTAGCTTCTCTTTTCAATCTACTTATTATGTATTCAGGTTGGTTTATTCTGCTAGCTAGAACAGCGTGTGATAGGTAGGCATATATAGCAGCTTCAGCTAATTTAGGTACTCTACTATCCATATCATAAGCTAATCCATCAGATATATATTCTAATATTATAAGCTTACCAACGAGGTTACTTGAGAAAGATATTTTACCTTCTCTGTCATTCATGTTAAACCACCCATTAACTTGAGAGTACTGTGGGTCTGATCCGTATAACCTACCGTAACCTAAGCTCCACATACCGCCATATCCCCAGTCAAAACCAGCCCAGTCTACACTAGCATTAAATTCTCCTTCTAATAAACCTACTCTATCACTCTTCCATCTTTCTTCTGTTATCGATGTTCCTTCTATGTTTGCTCCAAAGTTATCTTGCGTTGGTGTGCCTTCAGAATCTTGTAGTGGAGTACTGTAGGGTGAGTTGGTTAAGTTGTTTGCTGGATATATAATTCTTTGTACACCAGCATCGTCTATCCAAGACATACGAACATAGTTTACATAGTCTTGAGGTATAATAACACTTAAGCTAGGTGGTATAGTTAACTCTTGAGATTTAACACTTTTAAGTGTATCATAGCTAAACTCTTGAAGTGCTCGTTTAGCATGAAATATTAAGTCAGTTCTTTTTACACTAGGTATCAACTTACCAGCACCCACGTATGCAACTATAAAATTATTAACTACATTGTTTAAGGTTATGTATTCATAGCTACCATAGTTTTGTTCTGTAGTGATTCCATAAGCATCTCTATCTCCATAGCTACCACCATCGAGCCTCTTTAATTGACAAACCAATACGTTGTTTACTGGTAGCGCAGTTATTAAAGAAACAGTGTTACCAGTTACTGTGTACGGAGCCACATATTCTACATAGTTTAAACCATCGATACTAGAGTATAATTTAAAATTATTTTTCTGGTAGTCCACTTGAGAAGGATCAAAGTTTACAAATTCTAGATTTGTATCAAAGGTAAAAGTAAAATCGCTTTGACCTAAAGGATTTTTAACTACAAAGCCTTGAGCTCCTGCGTAATATTGCTGATTAGTTTCGTTTATAACTCCCATCTATTAGCTTTTTTTATTTATTTCTTTTCCTTGAACTTGCTGTGAAGCCACTTGAACTATAGAAGGGTCTTGTATTATTATTCCAGTATATGCTAGTATTCTTAATATAACATTAACTTGTTCTGACTCATGTAGCTCAAAGTCTCTAGAACCAGTACCTAGCCCAGGGTCATAGTAATTACCATTGAATATATATTGACCTCTACCAGCTGTTGAAAATCCCCATATAGGACTAATAGGTTTTCTTATGTAATCAACTTCTATACCGCTAGTTATGCTAGTTGGGTTTACGTACATAACATTTTGAATGTGGTTATTTATTGGTACACCAGCTGTGTTAATATCGCCTCTATTCTCATATAAATAAGTAGGAAAACTTTTAGTTGATTTTGTTAAAGGAGATCTTTCTATGTTGTAAAAATCTGTTCTTGGTAATCTTTGTAGTTCTATTTGATTACCTCTATCGTCTTTGTACGTAACGGTACCTAATCTGTAAAAATCTACTTGAGCTCCATAAGCATCTGTAGTAGGTAGTCTAAAATACGCAAGACCTGGATTGCTCGTGTTGTCGTATTGAGCTTGTCCAAATGTTTTAAATATAGCTATTTTTTCATCAAGATTCATTATCCTGTCAGCGTAATCTACATCCGCTTGTGGTACTCTTAATTGTTGATTTAAGTCTTCAAAGTACTTTTCAAATATATCTAGTTGAACCTGAGTACCTACTCTGTTAAATTCGGCAGGTGTTAAATAACCTCTCTGTTCTTTATTTATTATAGATAGTACTGTTTGATATACAGTGTTTACATTTATAGCCATGTTTGTTTGAATTATAATACACCAGGGTACCATTAATATGATACCCTAATATATTAGTATCACTTGTTTATACTCTTTTTTCTATAGATTTATAAACTTCTACACCTTCATCAGTTTTAAACCAAGAGGCTAAAGCTGAGTATGGGTTTTCATCAAATGGTACAGTAAATAGTTTTCTGTCATTTGAACCCCAGTGAAAAGTTCTTTGATCCTGTGACAAGTTGATTATTCTAGCTTCAATAGCTTTTATACCAAAGTTTCTTAACTGAACGTTTTCATCGTTAGCTAGACTTAAAAATAAAGCTGGTTTTTGTTTAGCGAATAATAATAAATCTCTTTTAAGTTCTTTTGATTTCATATTAGAAACAGAGCTACCTTTTTCAACTCTAAGTATAGCTTCGGCTTGATCAACATCCATATCCATAGCAGCATTAAGCGCGTGAACTTCCATTTCTATAATATCTAAATCGTCTTCTGCTTCTATAACAGAATCAAACTCATAGTATTTTTTATCTTTTAAAGGGTGATATTTACTTAACAGCTTTTGCAATATTTGATTTTCTTGCGGAACAGAAAGTACTCCATCTCTAAAAGTAATATGCCCTAATGTTGCTTCTCCTTTTTGTTCATCTACAAAAGGACTGTTCATATTAGTAGCATACCTTAATTCTCTTTGCTTAGACTGATCTAAGTCAAAATATAGTAAAGGATTTTTTCTTGTATGTTTTCCTGGAATCGTTAATGTTAAAGGTTGTTTTCTACCTTTAACTATATATGTTCTAGGTTTTATTTCCCACTCTGGTTTAGCGGGTACTACTGGAGCAGCAACTTTTGTCACTACTTTTTCTTGAGGTGCAACCTCAACTTTTTTTGCTTCAGCTTTTTTAGCCATAATATAATATGATTTAATAATTAATAAGGGTAATAATTACCCCCGTTGATATAACGAGGGTAAGAATTACATTTGAGTGATTACACTCCTTTGAATAATACAAAGTTATTAGCAGCTTGTACTACTAAACATCTTTCAGATAAGAAGTTTACAGTCATAGCATCTAGATCGCTAGTGAAAGCTCCACCAACAGAACCAGTTAACCAAGACTTCATACGTCTGTCATCTGCTTGAGATGCTCTATATCTTACGTGTAAGAAAGGACGTCTAATGTTAGTACCTAAGATCTGATCGTAAACTGTACTTGTTCCAGCAGGAACTAATACACCTTCGATAGAAGCAGGTCCAGTCATCGCGCCACGAGTTGAAGCATCGTTTAAGTATTTCCAGTCAGTCTTGTAGAAATCGTAAGATCCACGTCTGAAACCAGAGAACCCTAAGTTCAATGCCATCTCTTCAGAATTTTCAAATAATCCAAAAGCAGTTCCACCATTTCCTCCAGATGAGATTGCTGCAAGCATATCGTCAAAATCAAGATTAGTGTTTCTGTTTAAGAATAACATGTTTTCTTCAATTGCTCCTTGAGTATCTAAGTTTCTAAGAATATCATCAAAGTCACTGATACCTGTTCCAGCAGAGAATCCAACTTGTACATTACCTCTATCTTCTATAGCAGCAAATAAACCTTCTGTACCAGTAACGCTAGCGATAGTAGATCCAGCAGCAACCTGCTCACCTTCTACAACAGACATTTCTAGGTAATCTTCAAAACGTAGTCTTGTTTCAGACTCTGCTTTTAAGTACCATAAGTATCCAGATGTTCCATCTTCAGTAGCTACTTCTACCCAACCGATCTGAGCTGTGTCAGAACCATTGATTGAATATTGGCTTCTAATGATAATTGGCTTGTTAGAAAACTGAGTAAAGTCAGGAGTTATAGTAGCGATTGGATAATCGTTTCCAGTTACACCAACACCTGCAGCTTGACCAGCAATTGTAGTGTTTGTTCCTTTTGGATATTCAGAACCGTAAACAAATATCTTTACGTCACCAACTAATCCTTCAGTAGCTAATGTAGCTGATCCGTATGGTAATACATTTAGTACACCAGTACCACCGCCAGCAGCAGTTCTTAAGTCAGAGTCAACAACTAAACACTTTGATTCACCACCAAAGTTGTCCATTACCACGATAGTTTGTTGTGGCGACACAACGTTGTTTATATCTGCAGCGATTGGAATAGTAATTGTGTTTGCTGCTCCACCGTTTCCACAGCCATCATAAGCAATGTGTAATCTATTTTGCTCAGACCAAATTACTTGATCAGACGTCATTGGTAGCTCAGCTCCAACCATACGTAAAAATCCTGATAACGTTCTGTTACCATATCTCTCTACCTCTTGCTCATAAAGCTCAGGTAAATATTGTTGTGCAAAGTTTCCACCGGCTGCACCGTCAAATGTTAGATAGTTATTCGAAAGCGTTTGTTGTGCTTGCGAAGGGACTATCGCCCCAAATTGTGGATTTAAAATTCCCATAATTTAAAAGTTTAATGTTAAAATTTTCGTTTTTTAATTTTTAGTTTAGACGAATCTAAACCACTTATTGATTTTACTTTTAAACCATTTATAAAAACGTTTCCATCGGCAACTTGCCTAGGCTTGTCATTACTTAAGTTTTTAGAAGAGTCAACAACATTTTTAATGCCGTCAGCTTTTCCTTGCTCGTAAAAATGATTAGCGATTTTGTCCGCGTTCATTGCAGCATAAAGAGCTTTATGATAACCAGAAGGATTAGTCACCGCGCCGTTTTCGTCAGTATATTGTGAAATGAAATTACCGACATCTAGCTGTGATTTACCTATTTCAGAAGGATTTTGCACTTGATACCTAAACTTCTTTTCTCCTAAGTTGAAATCAAAACCTTTGAATTCATCGTTAAAAATTTGCTCGGTCTGCGTTTTAAAATTCTGCTGAAGAGTTTTCGTTTGCTCTTGTTGCTCCGTGTATCTATTGAAAAAGTCCATAGCTTTTTGCTGATCTTGGGTAACACCAGGTCTCAACTTGATATCCTGATAGTATTTATCCTTCATAGCATCAAGCTCTTTACGGGCTTTAGCAACTTCTTCTTTGAAAGCCAATTTCTTTTTTCTAATATCTCTTGGCTCATCAAGTTCCTCATCATAAGAAAAATTGTCTTCCATAAGGAAATCAACTTCCTCTTTGTCAAGATGAGGTTTAGTTTGTTTGTAATACTCGTTGAGTAATACTTTTTCGTTTACTTTAGAGTAATCATGATTAAGTCTAACATAATCCTCTATTGTACCACCCGTTTCAGACATGAAGTCCACAAGTGATTGTATATTTTCAGGTAATTCTTTACCTTTAGTAACTTGATCTTTAACAGCTTGCTCTGCTTTTTCGTACAGCTCTACCGTTTTATCCTCTACCTCTTCTTCAGTTATTTCTTGGATCGTAACTTCTTGGGTAGGGGTTTGGACTTCGACGTGTGCTTCTCCCACTTCTTTGCCATCCGCGGGTGATTCATGTACATCCACGCTCTCTGTGCTTGGCTCTTGAACGGCATCTTTTTTCTCTGTTAAATCAACCTTAACTATATCGGCTACTACTTCGCCTTGAGCTTCTGGTTTTGTTAAGTCTACTTTTATTGGTTCTTTGCTAGTATTATCTACTAGTTTTTTAGGTTTTGTTTTCTTACCTTTTAGTGAAAACTCACCTTCTTGTTTGACCTCTGTGGCCGTGTTTACTTCTGACATAATATAATATTATAAAATTAAAAATTACTTAGGACCAAAGGCTTCTAAACCAAAGTCACCTAAACTATCGTTAGTAGATTCAAAATCAATAGGCGTACCATCGTTTTGTCTCTGTTGTATCATTTGTGATTGTTGTGTTCCTATTATTCTAGCACGCTTGTCTTTCCTGTCCTCAATGCTTGCTTCTTTGCCTTTCTCTCCATTAAATCTCTCTTTAGCTAATTGAACGTTATAATCAAACTCTTGTGCCATAAGCTCTCTCTTTATAGCCGCTTCAGCTTGCATGCGCTGTATCTCAAACTGAGACTTAGCTTGTTCTAACTGCATTTTTTGATCGGTTAGTATTTGTTGCTTTTGTGTCTCAGCCATAGCTGTTTGTTCTGCTAACTGACCATTAGCTTGTGCTTGAGCCTGCATATTAGATTGAGCTGCTTTTTGATCTCTCTCTTGTTTTAGTCTACGTTTTTGTTTTAGCATTTGATTTGCTAACTTTAAATTACGTATCTGTCTAAGATCTATAGCGTCTTCTAAGTCAATGCCACCAGACTGTAGAGCCACTTGTATGTTTTGCTCTAACTGCGCTTTCTCTTCTTCATCAGGCTCTAAATCTAAGAATATACCAAAATCATGTAGATTTAAGTTAGACACTTCTTTCAACGTTTGCACGTTAAACGTTGATATAGAGTTTACTAAAGCATTAGCTGTTAATGGGAAATTAATAACATCTACTAGTTTTTTAGATATATTTTCACATAACCTAAGTGTTAAGTATAAGCTAGCATTGTTTATATGTTTAGTTGCTATGTTAGATTGTTGAGCTGCTATTTTTTGTAATCCAACCAAAGTATCTCTATCTGGTAAACTACCATCTCTAGCTTCATTTAAACCTGTTACGTCTCTAATCATTTGAACGTAATAGTTATAAGTGCTTATTAAGGAACCTATTTTTCCTTGACCAGACGATGACGACAACTCTTGAACAGGTACTTTACCCGCGTTCATAACGCCGTCTTGTGTTAGTGATCTACCAACAACAGATCCAGTTTGAAAATACATATTTAATGCTTCAGCTGGATTATAGTTTGTTCCGTTACCAAGATCAACTTCTGCTAAACCGTCCATATCTAAGAACACACCATCAGGTACCATTCTTGATATTACTTGCTGTAGCTTTAAATGAGTTAATTGAATCATATCAGCAAAACCTATAGTCTTACTAACAATAGACTCTATTCTACCCTTATACATTCTTGGCGCACATATAGTATAATTCATTTCAACCTTAGTAGTATCAGCTGTAGGTCTAGTCATGTTCTCTGCCATTCTCCAATCAAGCATCATATCAGATCCTAAAACCTTTACACCTTGAAATAAAACCTCTATACTTCTTGACACTCTATCAAACTTATCATTTTTAGGTGGATCAAAAGTATCTGGTTTTTCTAATATTTTTTCTAACCCTTGATCAGTATACTTTAACTTAAACACTTGATCCATATACGTCTTATACTCAAAGTATAATACTTGAACAGTATTCTCGTCGTAAGCACCCCAACCATATATGTAGTTTTGATTACTATATGATCTTTGAATTTTTGTTAACTCGTCGTCTGATAT